AATTCAGTACTGTCCGTTGTTTTTAAAGGATTCTCATAACACCTTAACTTCCTATCCGATATTTGATGACAAGAAAACAAAAAAACACTCGACAATACAAGCATCGTTTGATAAAAAAACTTCATATAAATGTTATTTTTGCAAAATATCCAGTAAATGTACTTCTATTTTTCTAATAACAAAACTATTTCCGATTCCTTTTTAAATGAACCCTAATCACATATTTGACAAACTACCGCTAAACTGAAAATTTAGCGGTAGTAGTTCACCAAATCCTATAATATCCCCCAATCCCTACATATGGAGATAAGCCATTTCGGCCAATCCCATAACCGGCCGTGATGCCTATTCCCCAGCGACGGGATGACTGCCGTTTTGTTATAGACATTGTCTTTCGAAATATATCAATACTATCGAGTGAAGGATTATATCCAGACACCCAAGCATGATAATCGTCCGTCAAGTATTCTTTCTGTGTGATCCTGATCGGAACAAAGATCGGCTCTCTCACTGTATCTCCCTCGAGTGTAATGTAGATGGGAAACATCTCCGGCACTGTCTGAATTACTGTTTCGTAGACAGGATAAGGGATGCTATCTCGAATCGTGTCACGATGGATAACAGTATCTGTTTTTTGGACAAAATCGATCTCTGCCCTCTTTGTACATCGGCCGGTCAGAAAACTGAGAAAACAAAGAATCAAAATCTGTATTACATGCCAAGTTTTCATGATTAATATTTCATAGCCATACCCATATTTGGATGCCGCCCGGATATGAAAAAGGCGGTAAATCTCTTAACTTGAAATTACCGCCCTATGATGATATGAAATAATTACGCTATTCTAAATCTATGACATCATGTAACGCCATGACTTTGTAAGCTGCAATTTTTCCATTTACAGTTAGTAAAACTACATCAACTAGATATGCTTTCTTTGTTGGGTTTGAATCTGAATGAAGTATCATTTCTTTTAACTCATCTGTTTCAAACACAACTGCCATTTTATTTTTAGATATAGCATCAATCACAGCCATGTTTCCTTTATCAGTCTCCATATCACTACGCATTTGGTATATGGTCATCAATTGCCTTGAATACATATCTGTAACAGGCTGAACGGATTTAATGGATTTAATTTCCTTTTCCAACTGGTTTTGAGCACTATTACCTTCTTGGAAGTTAAATGTGCAGTTGTAATATATATTGCTTTTATCTCCCTTATTGATGGCTCCGATTGTCGTAATCCCATTATTATCACCGGCTGTAACCAATGCGAGGTCTTTGAAATTTTTACATTCATTCAAATCTAAATCAGGCTTTAGCCCAACACCTTTCGTAAAGAAATCCAACACATTCTTGATGTAAGATGAAAATTCAAGAATGATGTTCATATTTTCTATAAACGGAAGTATTCCAGCTGATGCTATTTCACAAAGGATTATATCAATGCATCCTTCCTCTATCTTTTCTACATAAAGTTTGGATTTAGCAGCTTCTTTGCAATCCCCATTTTTCTTTGCAAATAAAGAAAAAAGATTTCCAATTGCATTCAAAGAAGTCACAAACTCTGATATTTCAATTGGCTTCGAATGCTCAATATGAAACAATATGGCATCCACGTTATTCTTTTGCTCCATCATCTTAACTCAATAAATACAATACAAAAATACAAATTTTAAATACTTGATCAGATCAATTATGTATGCTATAAATCATAATTCGGTAATTCCAACAATTCAAAGAGCGCTTCTAGGGACAAGAGCTATAGCATCTCCCACCCCGCAATAATATCACTCATCTCCGCCTCCCGTCCATTCTCCACCCGGCTCATACCTGCCACAATACGGATCATCTGCTCACGGTCGTTCACATTGATTGGATCATCAGCCGGAATTCCGGCATAGTCTGATACGGCCTTGATATAGGCTTCCGTATGGTTTTCTTTCTGTGGGGCCCAACGGATAATCATCTTACGGATAGTGTCGAGCTTGTAATTTTTGAAGTAGTTAGACAATATTTTAAACATAGCCCGGTATCCGTAAGCCATTGTTGTAAATTGCTTAAACGACTTATCCTTGCTTGGACGGATTTCTCCCTGAAACAAATCATCGTTAATCCGGATATTTCCGGGATTATTATTTCTTAAACCTCTTGGTAAATTATTCTTTTTCATTTTTATCCTCCTATTATTAATACCCATTCTGCGGTTCACGATCACCGCATTTCTTTCTCTCACATCTTTTCATGGCAAGTTCAAGCTTTAGATCCGAATAGCTCTCTTTCAAAGTAAAAAGCTCATCCTGTACCTGTCGAAGCCTTCCGGTTTGTTCTACAAAACGTTCTTCTTTTTCTGATAGCTGTTTTTGCAGGAACTCGTTATACTCACGTAAAGCCTTGAACTCCTCCACATCGGCATGGGCGTCCTCGATACGGGCGTTTGTCTTCCGGTTCGTATAGAAGCTAATCCCCCATTTTATCGCCTCGAATCCTCCTAACGTCCCGATGATTGTCAGTATATCGGTTAATTCTACATTCACTTTACACCTCCTTCTGTTTTATTTGATCATCTTTGTTACGAGTTTTTTCATTGCCATAAGGCAGTGTTTGTTATTTCTCCGCCTCCGGCCTGTGATAGATGGGAGGCGGATTTTTATATTATTCGCCCGGTTACTCCTCTTTTAGCGGTTCATCCAAAATTTTGACATACGTCGGCATCGTGAACTCAGAGAACATGCCGTTGCGATCTATGAAGTCAACACGTTGTTTGAGGTATTGAAGTTCTTCGTCTGTCAAAACGATATCTGTTGTTTCCGTTATGGCCGCTGCATCAGTAAATCCGATATTGATTTGACCACTCCCCATATCCTTGATAACGATACGCTTCTGATCAACCTCCGAGATCGCTATCTTACTGTCTATCGATACTTTCAGTTCCATGTTTTTTCTCGTGTCAAACTGTGGCAACACGGTGTTGAGTATTAATACTCGATCTTTTAATGTTAGTTCCATATTGTATGTTTTTATGATTGTTTGCATTGTAATTAATAATGTCTATTGAATAGATACCATCCCTGGTTAAAATAAGCGAACGTTGCACAGTCACCCTTATTCATGTCAAGTGTCATGCTGTTGCCGTTATTGTCCAACAATGGTGTATCAGAGTTTTCTGGTTCTATTCTGATACCTTCGGAAGAGAACTTCGCCACGATCACATGCACAAAAATCACGGAATTGAAACCGACTTTGCTCCACGAATCTCCGTATTCCGGGTGGACTTCTCCCATTTTCTTTGTGATCGTCGACCGGGAAGGTAGATAGACGCTAAGATACGTACTGGTACTGAAGACGAACGTGTCCCGATAACCGATGTTCAGGACGATTGTATCACTCTTGTCCGACGAGGGTGCATAACGGGCAGTCGAGATCGATCCGTTGACCTTTAAACCTCCAATGCAGTATAACGCATAGTTGCGCCGTCCACCATGAACATCTATCACAGCCCCATAATTTATATCGTTGTGATTAGTTGTATACTCAAGGCGCATCAAAGCACTTGTTCCCCCAAGCGTAGACGGCAAGGTATTTAGACCAAGGCCGGCCCATTTACCGGAAGATGAAAATCCCAAAAACGCATTACTTCCTGATGAATAAAGGAAAAATTTAGAAGACGATTCACCGAAATAGCGGTTATCCGAGAATAGTCCTCCAGACTCCATCCTGAGTCCTCCGATGTAGGCATCCCCATTTTGATAAACTTTAAACGGGGCATTTGCAGGTGTTGCATTTCCAGCCCAGATTCGAACAGAGTTTCCGGCTGTTCCACCTCCGGAGAGTCCGGCAAGTTTTTCTCCATTTGAATTTGCAATATAGATACTTCCTCTACTTTCCACATTTCCGTTGCTTTCTACCCGGAATGTCGGATCAGTGGGTGGTTGTCCTTTCGCCCCGGCTGTTCCTCCCGACCAAATACGGATGGAACCGGAAGCAGCCATTCCACCTGTGCTTCCGAAAGCGATCGCACCGGTAGTTATGAGTCCGCCGTTGATCTCCGTTATCGTATTGTCATACTTTGAGGCAAGCACCCATTTAGAACCGCTATATCTATAGATATTCTCCCCATCCACCCATAAGTCATTTGTCCGCATCCCCGATGCTGGAGCCGTCGTTTGATAAAATACCCTTGCCTTGTTATTTGCAGTCAATTGGGCGTTGTTAGCTGCATTTGACGCATTCTCTGCATCCGTCAGGGCATCATTTATCCCATCATACAACGGTTGAAGGTTAGGACGGTCGGAAATGTTATTATAACCGGATGTTCCGGATTTGAATACCATCTTCCCGCCAAACTCTCCGATCCCCAGGTTGAAATAGCACTTTCCATCTGTCGATACTATGCGATCCACCGTGATTCGGCCGGGCAATATCTCCGTGAAGCCGTAGCAGGTCACAAACGACCGTACACCGTCGGCTTGACTACCTAATAAACCGACCAGAAAGTAATAATCGCTGCCTTCGTCCATGTCGTGCGGTTCTTCGGACAAGATAAATTCGCCGGCCTCAGAAAACTTGCCACATTTGGCGTACAGGTAGAGCTTCCCGAAGTCGCCCAGCGGCGGACTGGTGTAGGCAGGTAGATCCCAGAACTTATATTCAGAAACGGCATGGCTGCCTTTTATTTCCGAGATGCCGATCGTCATGTGTTGAAGGATCGCTTTCGGGGCGGTGAACAGTTCGGTCGCATCGTCATAGACAAAGTCCGGATCGACTTTCCGGGGATTGGTCTTGCTGTCCACGAAGCGGAATTGCAGGTTTTCATGTCCGACCAAAAGGGACATGGTGCGCACCCAGACTGGATCGATCCCCTTGGTGTAATCTTTAAACGCCTTTTCCAACATCTCCTGTGCTTCAATCGCATCACGTAAACGGCGCTTGGTGTAGTGCATTGCATCGCTGTGGCGGTCGTCATTGATCACCTCGTTGCTTTCGATCTTCGACAGATCCGAGGAGACAAAGCCACCGACCGGCACATTGCTTAGTTCCAGTCCGGGGCTGTAGGGCCTATTTATATAGTCCTTTACAGCCGTGATGCGGATACGGACTCCCTCGGGCTGAAACTGCGGGTCGTCAAACAGGATGTAACCACCTGGCACCAATCGGCCACCGATCTCTAACCATTGCGATTTTGCCCAAATACCATCCAGCTCACCGGTAAAGGCAAAAGATTCCTCTTCCTTGTTGTACAGACTTCGGGCAGCTTCACGGAACATATCCCATGACGCACCTGTCTGTGTGGCATCGTTGCAGACGTATGCCTGCGGCAGCGAGATGTTGAAGACCGCGTATGTATCACCCACGGCCGGACAGCGGTTCGGGTTCGGTATCGTGCCTCCCTCTTTCTCGACAGGCACCAACTTAAACCGTCGGGCTGCATGGTCGTAACCGGTCAAAGCGTCAGATGTCTGCTCGAGGTCAAATTCTTCTCCAGTCATCACACCCGACTGGAAGATAATCGTTGCAGTTTCGCCCGGTATTCGACATTTGGAATAGTCCAAATCTGCCGGAATCGTGTTATCGATGATATCATAGAGATGCTTTTCAGCATCCACCACAACTACCTCGGACACCGTGCCCACCCGTGAGGGGTAGATGTGTGAACAGTCCAAGCTGTCCTCATTGTTGTTGGCCAAAGCCCGGTCGGCTCGTGTAATGAACATGCCATCCTTGTCGGTTTTATAGCGTCTGCCCTCGTATTCCAATTTCTGGGATTTTGGCAGCAGCAGACAGGAAGCTCCATAGGCTGTGCGGTCGATGTTACGCTCGCCACCCTGCACATAGAGGATGGAGGTGGGCGGTTTCTCGCCCTGCAGCTTACGGCCGACACCGGTTTTGAAGCCATTCCCACGGCCATAGGAAAGGGGCAGAGGATCGTCCTTGAACTTCTCTACCTTGCCGAAATTGATAGTCTTGCTGACGATTTCGAATTCTGTTCCCCATTCATCTGCAAAGCGGTTCAGCACATCCAAACAAAACTCATGGCTAAAGGCCAAGGTCTTT